CTGGGGGATTCGTGGAACTTAGCTCCCTTAAACACTGGCCCGTACATTTTCCTGCTCTTGACGATTAGGTCAGCCAGCTCTCGGTATTGCCTACGGAATATGACCCCGCGATAGTTGATACCATGGCCCTTGCCTACGTATCGGGCAAAATCGGCCAACATGGCTTCACTCTTGCCTGAACCACGGCCACCAGAGAACAAAGCCTCCTGGCCTGGGTACTTCAGAAACGCGGTCTGCGGTCCTGGTAACGGCTTCCAGCGATGTATCTTTACCTCTGTCATGAACAGGCTATCGGCTCGCTGCCATTACATTCAGGGCAAAGACAGTCACAGGGGGTAAAATGCTCATGCTGTTTATTAGTACAGGTGCAGTGCCCATCCAGGCAATCAGGACAGTTGCATACGTAAATTTCTGGCTCTTCATCAAAGTGTGTTGGATTCGTCATAGTTATGTTTATTGAGATAAAGCTCTACTTTCCTGGCACGTTCCGGGTCATCAAGCAACATTCCGATTGCTATGTTGCAGTAATGACAAGCGTACCCCCTTACCTTGCCTGAACCATGGTGATGCTCTACATGGAAGTCTCTATCTCCCCCTACTTCTTCTTTGGTTCTCCCGCACACATCACAGTGGTTTTGGCTGACCAAGGCACGGAGCTCTTCAATGGTTAATCCGAACTTACGAGCCCTAAGTCTCTCTTGATCGCATGGCTTGCAAAAGGGTTGATGGCCATCTTTAGAAGATTTCTGCTTATAGAAATCCTTAAAAGGTTTATCACGGTCACAGCCTTTGCAATGTTTCTCCCCCATCACTCCCATTATATGACGAAGTGTGATGGGCTCAACTATGTATCTATGACAGAATACATATTATTTCTACACTCCCCTGATAGCCTCTTGTTGTTATACTGGAATCAGTGATCAGCAAGAACCATAGGGAAAGAGGTCCAAAGGCGAGTTTGCGAGCCTTGGGTAATAGGTTTTTCCCTCTATAGTTTTTTCCCCTCTATCACTGCCATTATATCATAAAATATGACGCTGTGTCAAGGTAATGTTATACTTTGCAGGAAATTGCCATAATTTATTGGTAGAAAAACAACACACCCCCCAGAATATTTTTGGGATAGGGTTCCTAGCCAGGGTGGTGAGGTTCTTTTGATTAAATATTAGTTTGACGCATCGTTCCATCTCGCGCCGGGTGGGTGCTGGCCCCTTCATTCAGGCACATTACACACACATTTTCCCCAGTGTTCCCTTGCAAACTGGGATCACTCTTCCCTTTTACCCTTTGTTTCCAGTGCTTTCTTCCCTGCTCCCCGCTGTTCCTCAGTCAGCTCCTCATCCAGCTCAGGCAGCATGACCACACCTGACTCGATAACATTGCCTTCTTTCTCGCTGCTTTCCACACGTTGTGCGCTCAGTGTAGGCAGAATGTAGCTCAGAGACTTCGTTATAGTGTCCAGCTCCAGCCGAATGCTCTTTTCTTGCCCATTTTCCAGGAATTTCCCCTCGTCGTGGTACTGACCCAGCTTTATGCTAAGGTCAGTCAGCCTATCGACAAGCCTCTCCCCATCAATTCTATCCCGTAACCCGTGCTGCACCAGGTTCCTGGATATCAATCTAGGCCCTTTAATAGCTCTTCCCTCTGGCGTCCTGGTATCTATATGTTTCTTTTTCGTTGGCATCCAATTTCCCTTTGTTTAATCTATTATTAACCTAGACAATACACTCCCAGTATAGCATTAAAAAAACCAATGCTCTGCACGTATCTTGTGCCCTATGGTTCACCCGGATGAAACTTGTATTTAAATGACGGAGTGTGATATAATAGGAGTGAGAGCACAACGCATTTAATAAAAGATTTCAAAAAGCCTTGACAAGCCAATTTGAATTGATTATATTGCGCTCTGTTGTATCACGAACCAACCACAACGGAGATATTTTATGGGCTACGATCAAAAAGATTCAACTGTAAGCCGCACTGTCGTAAAGGTGGAAGATTCAACGCTGGAAATTATCCAGCAGCCTTCCGCAATTGAGCGCCTTGATCGGGCGTCTCAAAAATCCAGGAAGGAGGATGTTCGCGCCTTTTTGGATTCGGGCCGGGCCTTGCCTGCTTAGCGCCTTCGGGCGCTGTTACCACAATTCACAGGAGATAATTATGCTTGCCGATCTTATTATGATGTTAGTCGTATTCCTGGGCGTTGGTGCGATTCTTGCCTGCTTAGCCCTGGGAGACATTTAAGCGCCTTCGGGCGCCATTACCACAAATCACAGGAGATATCTATTATGAGTTTTGAAAATGCTTTCACAGTTAATCGCCCGGAGATCGAATGGTTCTCAGATATTCGGTCACGTGCGGGTCACGATGATTTTGCCGACATGATGCGGGACGTAGACATGATCCTGGCTGAGCGTGTCCACGTTGTAGGGCCGAATCAGGATAAGACGGTCGAGTATGGGTTCGAAGTATTCAACGCCAAGGGAGAGCCCGTGGTTCTCAATGGCGGCCAGCCCTGGTGCGAAGATCGGGTTCGGCTGCAATCCTTCCTGGAGCTGCAAGAGCGTCTAGCGGCGATTGATGCCGATGAGACGGGCGCTGTTGGCCAGTTCGAAGATGATCGCCCCTTATGGGATTGGGATGTCAATCAGGCAGCCTAAGCCCTCGCCCCTTCGGGGGCCTTACCACATGACAATTCAATCACAGAGGACATTTATTATGAACGATCAAAAGATATTAGAGCAGCTGAGCGCCAAGACGATGCAGGGCGGGACGCCCCTGGGCGAGTTCCTAATGGTCGGAGGCCGGGCAGCCATGCATTTGCACGTCCCTCGCGCAGACGAAGGCCTGAGCCTGGCGTTAGACATCGGAGACGGTGCCCATTATGTCCGAGGGGTTCGGCAGCCCTTCCCCGGCGCTGATTAAGCGCCCTGCCCCTTCGGGGGCTGAACCAATTTAAACGGAGGTTTCAAGATGATGAGCCTATTTGTAATTTTTGGTCTGACGGTTGGCGTTGCGGTCACTGCTCTGGTTCTCTTCGCGCAGATCAAGAGCGCGGAAGCTTTTAAGGAGCTGCCAGACATGGCCGATGACGAGCCAAGATTCGTCGAAATTTAGTGGCGTAAGTCCCTGCCGGAGAGTCGCGCCCCTTCGGGGTTGTTGCAGGCCTCTCAGTGTTTCCAAGCCTGGTGGATATCTGGCAGGGCAGTCCGTACCACAACACAACAGGAGATTTGAAAATGTCCCATTTCTATTCCGAGATCATGCCGAGCCACCGCAAGAATGCGACGAGCAGAGGGTTCAAAGATGACGGGCTGAGCGCTTACGTGGCGTCATGGTCGGGCCGGATCGAGACGGATGTTTGGCACGATGATTCCGCTGGCGTGGATCGCTTCCGCGTGTCTCTCAAGCCCCATCACGGGCATGGCGTGAGCTTCATGCTGGTAGAGGGCGTTGTCGGTCAGACGAAAGGCCTTGATTTTAATAAGGCCCAAGTCCCGCTTGGCCACCTGGTCACGGATGCGGGCTACGAGGAGGCGAGCCAATGAGTCATGTCGCCTATCTAGCGCCCTTTGCAGGCTGGCTGCTGGTTAGCCTGCTTTGAGCGCCTAAGCCCCTGCGGGGGCGTTACCACAACACAGGAGACAGAGAATGGAATACGACAAAGCTTATTTTCAAAAGCAGCTGGCCGAAGCCGAGAAAAAATCAGCAGCGCAGGCGCCCATATTTGACGGGCGGCTTCTGGATACGATTGAGGCCCTAAAGGAAATAATCCGCGATTATGAGGCCCTTGATGAGTCTGGAGTTTGCCCCGACTGCGATGGGACGGGCCTGGAGTTCCCGTCTGGAGGCCCAAGGGAGATAGTTCCAGCCTGCGAGACTTGCGAGGGCTGGGGCTAGCCTGAGCCCTTAACGGGCTCTTTACCATTTTCACAGGAAATTATCATGCAAGGTTATTTATATCTCACAACACATAAGCCCACCGGGTTTATGTATGCCGGTTCCCGTAAAGGCACCCCGGATGGGGATAGCTATATGGGCAGCCCCACGGGCCGCAATATCATGCGGGGCCTGTTAGAAGCGTGTGATCCTTCCGAATTTGAGAAGGAGGTTTTATATGTTTCGGATTATGATTCTATTGCGAAAGATGAGCCCGCTCTGATTCGCGCCTTAATGGATCAATACGGCAGCCGAATCACGAATATTTGTGTAGCGTTTCCATTCTTTTCCAGCGGGTATAAGCACTCTTCCGAAACTTGTAAGAAGATTGCCGAGGGTCACAAAGGGAAAAAGCTATCTTCTAAGCATAAGGCAAAATTAAGAGAAATCAATTTGGGTGAAAAAAATCCCAATTACGGGCTCAGACGATCTTCCGAGACTCGCCGGAAAACTAGCGAAAGCTTAATGGGGCACAAGGTGTCAGCAGAAGCTCGAAGAAAAATGAGCGAGTCAAGTAGAAAAGAGGTTGTTAAAACTTTAGCCCTTGGCAAGGAGGTTCGCTACGCTTCAGCAAAAGAGTGCGCCAAATATGAGGGTTATTCGCATAGCAGTATCTCTCGCTGGGCTCGCGCAGAAAAAAACGGCTTTCGTTATGCCTAGCAGTATCACAAATCCACCACAGGAGAATTTAATTATGTACGTCAACGGCTATTGCGAAGAGTGCGATAGATTTTTGCGGGACGAGTGCTTGTGCCCTGAAAATCAGCCTTATATTGATTACGTCCACCAATCAGAGCAGGAGGCCTGCAATGGTGGGGGGGAGTTTGTGAGAGGCCTGGAAGCCCTGGAGAAGCTGCAATGATCGCACAGGAGCGGTTACCCTGGGGTCATAGCCTATTCCCATCTCAGCGCCTGGTAGTAGAAATCCTCTCCCAGGAGCCGCCACCATGCGAGCGGGGCTGCAAGTTCTACCAACACTGTGCAACCAAAGTTAGAGCCTGCGAGGCCTTCCGGGAATATGTTCGTACCGGCGCCCAGCTACCGCCGCCCGCTGATGAGTCAGCGATAACCCTTTCTGCGATTACAGATATGGATACATAAATGACAAATCCACAACAGCTTGATCCCGCTATACGGGGGCGCTTGGGATCATCTTACGGGGGCGCAGAGTCTATTATTATGGTGGGCCGTGAAGGATTCGAACCTTCGACTCGCTGATTAAGAGTCATCCTTTATATAGTGGCACCAGCCTACGGGGGCGGCATTATACATGATTGCCGTTCCCATTTTTATTGGGATCGCTATTCTATAACCCCATAGTTTTTGACATAACGTCATTTCGTGTTATACTGGGAATGACAGAGAGTGATTATTTGAGCTATATAAATATCGACGAGTTTTCCACCGTATGCACTTTGTGCATGAAGTACCCGTACCAAGCTGACATTGGTTGGGACACACGGGGGCAGCAGGAAGGTGAATCACCCTGCCCCTACTGTCGCAGAAGGGAGCGCATCAAACGGTGGATGGAGTACCTGTACGAGGGTGGCACCAGAACCTTTTTTAGCTGGCATAGACGAGAGAGAGAAATCAGGAGAAAACATGGTCAGAAAAAATAAGTGGAGCCCCAGCGGAGACACTTGGTGGAGACACAAATGCCAAGCCTACAGCAATAAAGCTGAGGAGTGGCTAGATGGTCGCATCAGGGATACGAGGACGGTTCGCCAGGTGCGGATTATGAATCGTGTCCTTCGTAAGGCAAGTGAGCAAGCTTCTGACGAGCTAGCCCACGGGATGCTGCAAGGTTTGGATGAGGCGCTTGAGGAGAAGACTATCAGCGGTATTGAGCTGACGGATGCGTCTATCAAGCAGATGAGGAAATTTATCACATAGGAGAAAAGTATGAAGGTGGATGTAGATTTTAAAAGCGACGAAGTGGCCCCGAAGACGAAAGCGGAATGGGATGCAGTCTTCTCCAGGGCCATGGCTATCACTGAGGAGAATGTGAAGCCGATGATGATCAGCGCGGATCAGGAGTCAATCCCAAGGCAGATCATGGTTATTCAGTTGTTCACGATAGCTGTTAATGGCTTAGTCCATCACGGTTGGAGTGAGGAAGACATTTTGAAGCGGGTGAGCCTGCATAAATTCAATTCAGAAGAGGAGACGCACTAGATGGCAAATGTAATTTCAATGGCTGATTTTCGTAAGACTGCGGTAGCTCTTGGCGAGACTGTGGTTGTCTCAAGTCAAAGCGAGGATGGGGATCAAGAGGAGTTCGACAAGGCCCAAGCAATCGTAATCGACGCTATGCAAGACGCCATGAAGCAGATCAAGGATGAGGGCCTGAGTATGCAGGACATGGCCTTCGCCTGCGTTGGAGATGGTGTGGTAGGCCTGCTGCATTTCGGTTATTCAGTTGAGGAAATCAACGATTGGATCAAAGACATATTCGGAGAGGAAGATGAAGAAGGCGAGACAGATGAAGCCTCGTAATCCAGCGAGGAAGGCAGTGGCCAGGGGTCGCCCAGGTGGCCCCATTAAGCCGCTCAAGGGAAAGGGGTCTTACAGAAGGAGTAAGGCCCTTTATTTTGCATCCAATAATGACGTTTCAACAACAGGAGATTATAAATGATGATAGATGACTCACAATACATTGAAGAGCATCCAATCGACGATCAGGCACGGGGAATGATTCTGAAGCTTGTGCAGCTTGCTGACGGCACTGACGAGCTCATGGATTCTCCAGAGTGTGATGCTGAAGACATCCTTTATGTGCTTGAGGACGGCATAGAAGAGCTGGCGCAGGACCTGGAAACACTGCGCACCTTGGTTGCCGACTACGTGGCTCACAGGACACGGGACGCGGTGATCCTTTGATAAAGGTTCCCTACTCTGACCATATCGACTGGCAGCACCCTCGACCCTGGGGTGGGGGTTGCGAAGGTAACCGATCTGTACGCATCTATTACGGCCACCACGCCCCCTTGGTTGTCACTTGCCCCCTGCTAACGAGGTCTGACATTGCATGGGTTCTGGTGGATGACAAGCTTGATCCGGCTGAGTACGACTGGGAGTTCATTGTCGGCTCAGACCCGTGGCTATACCCAATCGGTTGGAGCCCAAGCACCTACTCCAAGCATTTGACCAAGGTGCTGATGGAAAACCACGTGGAGTACGTTTACAGAGTTCAGGGGTACACCAAGGAAGTTCTTGACATCATCAACAAGGGAGAGGAGTTGGTGGTAGACGCGGGCAAAGCTCACCAGCTAGCCAAGCACAAATACTTATAGGAGAACTATGTCATCAAGCGCACTTTATTACTGCTTTCAAGTTGAGGATAAGCTCTCAGCAAATGAGAGAGCTCTAATGGCCGCCCTATCCTACTTTGCAATCAGGAAGAGAAACTACGCAGAGGTTAGTCTGCCGAAGTTACAGCACAAATCAGGGCTCTCAGCTCACTATTTAGCTCAGACGGTAGACCTACTGGTCACTAAGAAGCTGCTAAGGGTCGAGAGAACCCGCAATCCAATCGTGAAGTACAAGAACAGTGCCAACACCTATCACCTTGCATGGGTGCCAGAGATCGTTGAGAGCATTGAGGATGAGGGCAATGACATCTTTGGCAAGGTGTTTGACGGAGCCATAGCATGAGTTACGAAGACTTGATCCTGGAGAACGTGGACTGGGAGTCTGAGCTTGAGGTGCCACCTACAGCGGGCGATCTACAGGCCCCGGAAGACTTTGCAGACGGAGCTTGGGAGTATCTGAATGGCATAACGCAGAAGCGTGGGGTCACTACGCCATGGCAAAACTTCGACTTTAGGTTCAGCCCTGGAACGATGAACATCATCATGGGGCAGTCAGGCAGCGGGAAGAGCCAGGTGACGCAACAGTTGATCCTTCATGCCACTAAGGACGGGTCAGCGCCTACGCCTCAGAAGGCCCTGCTATGGTCGGCAGAAATGACGAATGAGGCCATTGTGTCACGGTTCGTTCAGTTAGCTGGCGGTATCAAGCAGCCTACGCGGGAATACTTCGACAAGATTCTCGACTACATGGCAGACCGGGTTTGGATTTACAAGCGCACAGATAGGGTGACCATTGACGAGCTCATAGGCATAGCCCTGTTTGCACAGAAGCGCCTTGGTGTGACGATGATGGTGATCGACTCGCTGGTCAAAATCTACACGCCAACAGCTACGGCAGCCAATATGAACATGGTTCAGACAGACCTTGCTGACAAGCTGGCTATCACTGCACGGGACACAGGCATGATGTTTCTCATGGTAGCCCACGCCCGTAAAACGGAATCCGAGCGGTCACGGGTGGACAAGTTCTCTCTCCGTGGTTCAGCCGGTATCACTGACATGGCTTCCACCCTATTCGCAATGAACAGGAACATCAGGAAGTCTGAAGTAAAGAAGGGGCTCACGGGGAAGCTCACGCCGGATCAGGTTGAAGACGTTATGAAGGAGCCGGACGCCTTTCTTGAGTGCCTGAAAAACAGAGAAGGCGGCGAGATGCCTAGCATCAGTCTCTACTTTAATGAAGCTGGACAGTTTGTAGACCGACCAAACAAAACACTCAGAATTAAGGAGCTTGAAAGTGTCTGATAGTATCACGAATCCAAAACACTATGAATATCCTATCTCGCCACTAGATTTCATAATGGCCAATGGCCTCGACTTCCCCCAGGGGTGCATCATCAAGTATGCGGTGAGAGCTGGCAGGAAAGGGGGCAAGCAGGACGCTATACAGGACTGCCGAAAGATCATTGCCTACGCAACCAAGATGATGGAAGCGTTTGAGGCAGAAGATTGAAGCCGCCCAAGAAGACCACAGACTGCCGCAAATGCATCAACAGCCCGGACTATGGCCAAGGTATACACCTGACGCTATGTGATGCCATGGTTGACATGGTTCTTGCTACTGCCCTGGGGGCTAACTGCCCTCAGTTCCAGTACGTTCCAGGCGCAGACATTGAGGAAGACGAGCTTTGAAACCAGCCTCAGCCAAAGCGAAAGGACGGAAGCTCCAAAAGTGGGTTCGCGATCTCCTAGTCTCACTTGATGAGTCACTGACTGTGGATGATGTGCGCAGTGCAAGTATGGGGGCTGGTGGGGAAGATATACCCATGAGCAGTGCAGCCAGGGCCATCTTTCCAGTGAGTATTGAGTGCAAAAATTCAGAGAAATTACAAATCTGGAGCGCCTACGAACAGGCCAAAGCCAATGCCGGGGAACATGAACCAGTGGTTGTTTTTGCAAAAAACCGCACGATACCAATGGTTGCAGTAAATGCAGAATTCTTTTTTAATCTACTAAAATCTGTCAAATAAATGGCAGATTAAGTGTTCTTTTATCTAAAACGAACATATTTCTTGACCGTTTGTCATATCATGCTATGCTGGGAGTGAGTAAGGGAACGAGTTAAGTAAAACCAGCATTGCAAATCATCGGATTTTGCAGGGTAAGAAATGAAAGTCTCACAGAAGATAAGGAATGCAAGGCTCAATCTTTCACAGAAGCTTGGGTATGCAATAAGTCAGGGGGAGTTCAGCAAGATGTGCGGATTCGGCCCCACAGGCCAGAGCAGACTGTCTAATTATGAAACGGGCAAAAGAGCCCCATCGTTAGAAGATTTGCTTAGGATCATAGCGGTTTCTGGCGCAAGCCCGAAAGAATTTTTTGATCCAGACGATCTTGATGGTATGCAGCTTGAGCACGTTGAGGGAGCTTTGAAGAAGGTTGCGGAAGAGTCCAACATTCCAAGAAATCTAACTAAGACTCTTGGGATGTCTGAGGTGTCAAATTCAATTGATCCCTTCATCATTGATCCAGCCTCGCCGCTGATTGATGAGGATTCAGCAAAGAAATATGCCGTGTTCAGCGCGGATAGATCGTCTGAGATAGCGTCTGCGGGTGATTTAATTTATGTCAACAGAAAGATCACAGATATCAATCGCTCTGGATGGTGGATGATTAAGGTTGGGTCTGTAGCAGTTCACGACAAAATCAAGATAATGCCCAATGGTTCTGCCATATCAGATGAGTACGGAGAGATAAGCTCGTCCGATCTTGAGGTAATCGGCTCTGTCGATAGCGTGTGGAAAAAGATTCAGTAATTAGCATGTAAATACTTGATATTTGATTACGCTCCGTGTTATAATGGGAGTGAGAGACATAAAAAAAAGAGGGAGAGTATGCAGATTTTATTTACGCGCTTAGCAATTGCTTCAGCAGGTGGACGTTTTGAGAGCGTTAGCGAAATTTCGCACAGGACTGGGATGGATATCTACGTTTTAAAGTCATGGGTAGATCATCTCACTGAGTCGGGGGACTTGGAGAGAGCAGACACGCCAGACGGAGTTAAATACAGAATCGCAGAAGGAAAAGAGGGGGACATTTGAAACTGAATTACGAGAAAAGTTTATTGGATGAGAAGGTATATCGGTCTGCTGATGGGTGGGCCGCATCCGATCTTAGGCTGTTGGCCAAGTCTTACGGTCACTACAAGCACAAGATCGACTTCCCAGAGGACTACTCATACACCGCAGCACTGCGAGCTGGAACCATAGTCCATGCTTGCGTCCTGGAACCTGAGAGGTTTGATGAGGAGTTTGTTGTCCCGCCTGAGATCAACAAGCGCACTAAAGCTGGCAAAGAGGAGTGGTCTGAGTGGGAAGCTGAGAACGGAGACAAGTTTGCTTTGACTGCTGAAGAGTATGACAAAGCCATGGTTATCCGTCATCATGTAATGCGCAATGAGCGAGCTGCTGAGCTGTTTACTGGGGGCATGGCTGAGGTGCCAGTGGTTTGGGAAGAGGAGATCAACGGCAAGACATACAAGATGAAGGGTCGTGCCGACTACGTAAAGGTAATCGGTGATCAGCTCTTGGTGCTCGACTTAAAGACTACTCAGGAAGCGACTTATGACGCCTTCCAGAGGTCTGTAATGAAGTGGGACTACTGCACCCAGGCCCAACATTATCGTCGCGGGTTTGAGGTTCTACACCCAGGTATGGACGTATCGTTTATCTGGATTCCGGTGGAGAAGCAGCCGCCTTATGGGTGCCAGATATTCCAGGCCACACCTGAGATTTATGAGTACGGGCAGGCGCTAAGGGAGCAGGGCTTCAAGAATCTGGAGCTTGGTGAAAGCAATCCTGAGCTAGCTCACCTGCCATACAGTGACGAGATTCAAAGGATGAAGCTGCCGCAGTGGTTCAAGCGTCAACAAGCTGCGCGGTGACATCACATTTCAATAACCGTAAAGGAAATTTATGACAGAGAAAAAAGAAGACGAGAAGCGGTCAATCTCCAAAGCCATGGCTGACCGTTATGGCATGACCGAAAAAGGGTTCATGCAAATCCTTGGTAAGACTGTGATGCCTTCCAAGGCAACCCCTGAACAGGCGGCAGCGTTCCTGCTGATCTGTGAGCGGTACGAGCTAGACCCTTTCAGTGGTGAGGTGTTCGCGTTCCCTGCTAACGGGACAGTGAAGGCCTTGGTTGGTGTGGATGGTTACGTGACCATCGCCAACCGTAACCCGAACTTTGACGGCATTACCTATCAGGAGATTCGGTCTGAGTCTGGCGAGCTGGAAGCGATCACTTGCATGGTCTATCGCAAGGATCGTAAGCAGCCAACAGTCGTGACGGAGTACATGGCTGAGTGTCGGGGTAACTCCCCTATCTGGAAGAAGATGCCAGCACGGATGCTGCGTCACAAATCCACTATCCAATCCATCCGGTTAGCTTTCGGACTGAGTGGGCTGGGAGACGTTGACGAATACCGGGACAACCTGGGCCTCGTCACAGAGTCGGAAGCGGAAGTTGTCAACTTAAACGAGATCGTAACCAAGGGAGAAAAAGCTAATGCTTAATCAAGTAAACATCATCGGCAACGTGGGTCAAGACCCGGAGCTACGTGAAGCTGGCGGCACATCTGTTGTCAACTTCTCAATCGCCACCACAGAGCGATACAAAGATCGTAATGGTGAGCAGCAGGAGAACACACAGTGGCATCGTGTGAGCTTTTGGGGCAAGCCTGCCGAAATCATTGCTCAGTATGTGAGTAAGGGTAGCAAGCTGTATGTCGGTGGTTCCTTGGAGTACCGCAAGTATGAGCGCGATGGTGTTGAGATGACTGCCACCAATATCAAGGGACGCGACTTCAAGTTCCTGGATAGCAAGGGTGGTGACTCAGCCCCGGCAGCCAAGCCAACAGCAGACTTCGATGACGATCTGCCGTTTTAAGGGAAGCGTTCACCCTTCGATGGGCGCACGGAGTATAGGAGTACAGGAGTATGTCTTTAATGACAATGAACAGTGCCAGAGCATTCGACAGAGTGTTTGAAGCACTAAGCCGTTCTGCGGGATTCAAATCCCCGCTGGAATGGGCGGGCCAAGTGGCTCGCGAAATCGAGGTGGATGCCAATGCCGTGGTCAACGATCCGGTCAAAGGTATCTATACCGTCTACGAGATGGTGCCGAAGACCTACAAGGTCGAGCGCCATGAGGATGGGAGCATCCTACATCGCTTGTTGACGGAAGATGAGGTGAAAGCCCTCAACAAAGAATCTGATCTTAGCTAAGCATCAGTGCGGTCATGCCCCAGCCGTGACAAATGGGGCACCTAATTCACACGGGAGAATTTATGAGTAGTATTTTAAAAAAGATGTTGAAAAGAGCCTTGGAGAGAGATCAGAAGAGGCGTGAAAGTGAGCAGGGTGGATTCACTCTGATTGAGTTGATGATCGTGGTCGCGATCATTGGCATCCTGGCAGCGGTAGCGATCCCTGCATATCAGGATTATACGGCTAAGGCTCAGGTTAGTGAAGCCTTCAGTCTCGCATCCGCAGCTAAATCTGCCGTCAGCTTGTATTACGCTGAGACAGGAGCATTTCCCACGACAAATGCCATGGCTGGCATTGCTGGTGCCGCGACAATCAACGGCACATATGTGACGAGCGTCACTATTGGGACTGGTGGTGCAATCACAATCCTGTTCGCAGCCCCGGCAGTTGAGTCCGGGAATAGCGTGATCCTCACACCTACTGCCAACGGTGGTAGCACGGCGTGGGCTTGTACGTCCACCACAATCGTAGCAAATCACTTGCCGAATACGTGCACGACAACGGCTACGTAAGGCAGGGGGGATTCGTCCTCATCATGGCAATGGTCGTGCTGGTCTTGTTGACTGGCACGGCCCTGCCGATGTTCAAGACTGCATTTATCCAGGAGAAGGTTTCAAGATCATCCAAGGCAATAACAGATGACCTGTTTTACGCTGAAACATCTGTAGCTCAACAAGAAGACGCATTTGCCGCACTAACCGATTTGAGCGGGGAAGAGTTAGAAGACCTGGAATGTGGGATCAAAATGATTGAGGGATTTGAGGGTGGTGCCAAGGTCAGAACCTTCTATTACAACCCACCACCAAACGGATTTAATTGGGGTGATGGTGGTGGTAATAAGGTCGCCATATGCCACAAATACGATAACGATTTGTCTGTGAGTATCAATGCAGTTGGAGACGAAACTCATGGACATATGCAACACGAAGGAGATTACTTGGGGAATTGTGGGGATCAGGTTCCCGATGATCCTTGGGCCACTTGCATAGAGAAGTACGGAGATCAACCAAGAAGATTATCTTGGGTTCAGTATTACGAATAATTCATGGGACGTTGGGTTGTGTCTGGTGATTGCGGGAGCCAGTGAAAGCCTCCGGTGGTCCAACGTCTGCTACCTCCTCACCACCGGGGGCACCGCTTAACCACTACAGGGAGAACCGTATGCGTAAATATAAAGGTCTTAGCAAGAAGCGTAATCACTGGTACTTCAGTATCACTATTCGTGGTGAACGGGAGTATCACAACTTGGGACACATAGATGAGCCAATGGAAAAGATCATGGCTGCGTACCATGAAAAGAAAGCTGAGTATGAGGAGCGGAAGGACAAGCTACTACCTCTTGCCCGGATATGGTTATCTAGCCGTCAAAGAGAGGTCGAGGATGGATTGCTTTCGCCAAAGACTCTCAAGGAGTATCGCAAGCAACTGGCTCCAGGTAAAAGGCTGGATCGGATGTTTGGCAAGAAGCGCCTTGATGAGATTAAGACGCATGAAATCCAGAGCTACTTGGATTCAGGAGCGAGGTATCAATCGAATAGGGAGATAGCTACGCTCAGCCAGATGATTGGATGGGGAGTTAATCGTGGCCACCTGGAATCAAACCCCTGCCTTGGGGTTAAGCGTAATCGTGAGCTGGCTAGGGATCGGTACGTGACTGATGAGGAGTTTGAGATTGTGTATAAAGCTCAGCCTCAAGACGTTAAAGACTTGATGATGCTGATCTATCTCACTGGCCTGCGTCCTGGTGACGCCTTAGCAGTGCGGTTCAGTGATTGCTTTGACGAGTGGCTGTATTGCGCTGAAGGCAAGACTGGTAAGAAGGTAAGGTTCTACTGGTCTGAAGAGCTGAGGATGCTTGTAGAGAATAGCCGCAAGCGTCAGCCAATGGGATTCACCGTGGTTCGTGATGATCAGGGTAAGTCAATCAAGAATTATGATTGGATTCAGAAGAGGTTCCGAAAGAATTTCCCTGAAGGTGTTGAGCCGTTTGTTCTCAAAGACTTGAGAGCTAAGTCAGCTACGGATCGGGAAGACCCGGTGATGGCCTCCTATGCGCTGGGTCACTCAGATCAGTCTACGACGAATAAGCACTATCTCAGGAATCAGAAAGGTCGTTTGGTTTCGGCTCTGGATCGGAAGCCAAAGTCTCAATCTTCGTAATGCAGCCAGTCGGCACGGCGTGGATAGCTGAGTATTCGCCATCTGCCCGTGCCGTGGCTAGCTTCACAGTCTCCGTGTCTCGGTAGACTAGCCATCCTATGATGTCCACCAGCATCGTTTCTACATCGTCGTGCGTAGTCCAATCACACGTAGCGACGATATCTCTAAACTGAAGTCTTACTATGTCCATAGTTGAAAGGCGGGACCTGGGCGGGAGAAACCCAGGCTACCCCGCCTATTTTTTTATGTCCTTAATCTTGAGGTTGGGATGAACATCCTGTAGCTTAGCCATAGCTTCCATCTCCTGAGCAAGCTGCTCTTTCTGCATCTTCCAGGTAGCAGTTATCTTCTCAATGGCCTTCTCTCTATTGTTAGCCACTGCCTCTCTAAGCTTTCTCCTGTAAGCGGCATCCAAATCCGACATCCGGTACGTGAGAATCATCATGTTCTTTTGAGCAGTCTGCCCTGGGTCTACAGAGTAAAGGTTGATACCCCCTAAGCGGAGAACAGCCTGTGGCATTGTGGTCTTAGTTTCACCCCAATTAAGCTTGCTCCCGCCAACGGCCTTCTCCTTTTTCCATCCCAGCATCGGAACCTCAAACTCTGCCGCCTGCCACATTTTGTATATAGCGCCCTGCCCTGTTATCAAAGAAGGGAAGGTGTGTCTGTAGACAAACTTAGTTCTATCCCAAAGCTTTTCTTTAACGGTAAACTCTTCGCTGGTTATATCCTGCTTCGTAAATGGGTCTTCCCCCGTGTATAGGGCCATGATCATCTGCAATGCAGGAGCGCCACCAATGCCAACCATCTCCATAACTTTGTCTATCTCACCCTTGCTGGTGTTTTTGGCCATCTCCAGCAACCCCCCAAACGGGTGGGTATAGGAGAAGTCATAGAACCTCATGCGGCCCTCTTCATCCCTACCAGGAACAGGCAGCAGGAAGAAGCTGGGTTTATCCGCTAAGTAGGATGGCAAGGCTTTGTGCAATTCTTCCAAGTCCTCTTCATCAACGCCTTCGAACTTGGCCATACCCCACCAAAGCACTTGAGAAACTGCGTACCACCAGAACAGCCTGCCTGGGTTTGTGGCAATAACCTGCCCCAGTCTCCTGGTCGCAAGCAAAGTAAATGAAAGGAATGGCGCACCGATAGGTGATCTCCTAAACTTCTTGCCCGCGCTACTAAGAAGGGAGTAATCAAACATCGTATCTTGAGCGTGTTTGAAAGCGGTCCAGCCATCAGCCCCCTGATCCAGGTGGTACTGGATAACTGCAAGCTTCTGCCAAACTTCAACGCCACCGTAAAGCTTGGTCGCATCCATCGTCTTGTCTTTCGTGAAAGCAAGTGCTAGCTTGAACGGATTCTTATTATCTTCAGAATTTTTAAGAGCCTCATTCTTAAAGTTCTCAACAATTGATACCATTTCTTGACTAGCAAATGTCTCGCTACCAAGACCATATTTATCTCCCACCTTCATGGCCTCTGTCTTTGGGGCACCCTTCTTGTACACTTTCCAAAGATCGTTTAAAGCCCTCACGTTATATTGCATCATCTTGTGAGGCGGCATCCCATCTAATGTCTGAAGCACCATGTTAGACATGATGTTTCTGAAAATTGTTGGGGGGTTCAGGGGAACCTTGGCTATCTTCCAGTAGGCGTGATACTGCTCAGCAAGCCTGTAGTATTTGTTATCAGAGAAGCTTCCGTCACTGAATAGGTCGTTATAGATTCTTTTGTTGATGTACATACCAGACAGAACCCCGTACCTGCTAGATATGGGAACCTGACGATATTGCTTCTTTCTCTTGTAGAATTCTTCTTTGGTTTCCAGCTCCCCCATTTTCTTTTTGTACAGAGCCTCAAGCTGGTCTGCTACCTGCTCAGCCATCTTCTTGGCATCGGCGTCTTTGGTTTGAGCTGATCTTTCCCTTATTCTTTTGGCCTCATCAATCAACCATTGAACGCTTACGGCTTTGCCTGCACCCTTATTAACCTCTCTAACCTCAATCGTCTGCGGGCTTCTTGAGCCGCCCCCCTTGAACAGGGATATATTGACCACGGAGCCAGGCATTACCCAGTTGTTATCCTCTCCCCAGTTCTTGTCAGATATTTGCTGCAAGAAGCTTGCAATAGATATGTCTCGCCCAACCTGAGAGATAGTTGACGCGCCCAGGAAAGCAGCATCCTTTACCTCTCCCAGGTACGCTCTAGTGGCATCCCCTAAATCCTTTCTCTTCTTGGAGTAACCTCGGGTAGAGATGCGCCCACCACCACCTGCCAGTATCTTGTAGTCCTCAGTCTCCATAAGGTGTTTGAGGTACAACCTGGGTAGGTAGTTCTGGTCGCCGTCTGTGGGGTGATCACTCTTGAGAAGACCAAGCTCGACTGCTTGTTTGGCGTTTGAGTTAATTTTCTTCTTGAGCTTAATCGCAAGCTGCACAACAGACTCATCCTTAATCCTCTGCCTTAGCTCGCGCTCGTTAGCAGCCCGCTGTTCTTGGGCAGACATACCTTTTCCGTCTGTGGTGCCGCCCGTCAGGTAATCAAAGATTGCACTGTTGTAGTCGGGGTTAGACTTGCTGAACTTATTGAAGGTTTCGTAAATCTCTTTAGCCAGCTTCTCCACCTTCTTCAGATCGCCCATCATCTTGTATCGGTCTTTAAGGTAGGAGTCCTGATCTTTCAATCCACCCAAGCCAGTGATGCTAAGAGCTGTTAAGTCAATCCTTCCCTTCGACTTTGTGATCAAGTAATCGTTCCAACCAAAGAGCTGCTTCTTTACGTCATCCCTAATTTTCTTGGGTATGAAATCACCCTTACCTGTAAGCAAAGCCTGGAGAGATTTTTTGTCGAACAGTTTTTCCGGGGTATCCCAGGTGTCTTTATATTCTTGCGTGGATTCCTCTCTCTCACTTTGAGCAACTTTGGAAGAATTAACCTCAGACAAAGAATTCAGCTCAACGGTATCCATCGGATCAGGCAGGGTGACTGACTTACGCACACCCTTGTTGACTTCAGCAAAGTAGACGCCTTCAAGCATCTTCTTGCTTACTGAATGACCATCAAGGAATTCCTGGTAAGTGAATGTGCCAAGCTCAAGCCTATCCTTCTCGCCATACCTAGCCAGGTCTTTCGGAACAGGCACACCAGGGCGCTCAAACAAAAGCTTGCCCTTGCCCTTGGTTATGGTACGCAGCTCAGAGCCGCTAGCGTTCTTCGGGTTGCCGTGCTTTGTAATCGCAGTCTCAGACAGTGGCTTGATCGTGAAGCCATCGTTAATGTCATAGTCGATAGCTGCCTGGAGAGGGCTCATCTTGTAGACGCCATCATCCCGCAGCATATCCAGCGCCAGGTCGATACGATCCTTCCAGCTCTGATCAAACTGCTCAAGGTGTGCGTTCGCAAACTCAATAGTTACAGGGCCGTCCGTTCTGATCTTCTCGCCAAGGTCTGACACGTGGTCTGCAACACGAACTTGGAAGAAGACGCTTGGGTCTGAACGCCTGCGAATCTTTGCGTAGACAGAGGGTCTGCCCCTTCCCTTAAACTTCTTGGCACCCACGTTTGGCCGCTCGTAAGCAACTTCAAGGTCCATACCTTGTACACCGCTGAGCTTGCTATGAAGGTAGCCAAAGGCTGAGTGAACATTCTTTCCAAACAGCTCACCCATCTCCTTGGGGTTTAGATCGCCATCCATAACCATGGCCTTGGTCGCGCCACCCCATGCCCAGCTGCTCACTCCTTTAAGGTAACTGCCAGACCAAGCACCGAAGGCATAGTTGTTATCACCCTTATCCGGGTAACCAGGCTTAGCACCGCCAACCTCAATGAGGCTATACAGCTCATCGGTTGCAGCTGGTGAGTTAGGCTCTCGGCTCTTCCATTCATGTACGTCATCAACATAGAAGACGCCATCCTTGGATTCAGACCAAAGCTCTTTGCCGGTCCAGGTCTGGTCAGTGCTGAAGACAGTGCGCTCGGCTGCATCAACCAACATCTCAGCAACCTGGTCAAATGTGTACTTCTTGCCGGTTATGGAATCCAGGTACGCCTGAACCTGGCGCAGGTAACGCTTTACTTTCGCGCTGTAGGTTTGAGCTCGGCCCTCGGCAATGTCAGAAATCTCACCCTGGAGTTTTGCAGCAAACCATTCCTCAGCCTTGAGTCCGTTCGCTACACCTCTGTACCCACCACCCCCGCCTTCTTTAATCCAGAGCCGAATGGCTTCCTTATTCTCTTCATATACATTGTTCCAGAAATCTGGCCACGGGCCGCTCTTGGTTCCAACCTTGCCAATGTCTTTATCGCCACCAAGGCGCATGACCCCATGCACACCTATTTCGTGAGCAAGTGTTTCTTCAATAGCCTTGTCTATGTCAAAACCAGGCTTAACGTCTGCCGCAAGCAGGTAGTCCTCAATGTAGATATTTACTGCTACAGCTTTTCCGCCTGCACCGGGCGTGAGCGAGCCAGGGTTTAGATCAGTTCTACCGGTTTCCTTGAAGTGTTTTTTCCTAGTAGCCCTGGAGTATTGGCGTGGGTTTTGACGATAGATGTAGATAGGCATCTTGCCGTCAAGGCCTGTGTAGTTGAGGAGCCCGTCCAGAATCTTGTCCTCAACAGCCTGCTCTGCCTTGGTTCGCTTAGTCTTGTCTATGTGAACCTTTGGTCCAGGCTTGTTATCAGCTCTGACATAAACGTCTGAATCTTTGGGAGCTGACCTACCCTTAGACATCACCATCTTGCCGTTACTAATAGCAAGCCAAGCCTCCTTGCCTTTTCGCTCTGGCTTAGCAGCTTCCTTCTCAGCTTTCGTTTGACCCTTGTAGGAGTCGCGCAGAGCCTTAGATACGTACACCTTCTGAGCTCGGATAGCCTTCTGAGTTTCCTCAAGGAGTGCTTTGTCTTTGTTCTTCCTGGCCTCTTTTGCCAGAGTCACAAGAGCCTCCAGCTTCTTAACTTCTTCCTGGGTCGTTGGATCAGTAGATGGAAAGTCAGTGATCGCCTTACCCTTCTTTGGCGCAGCTTTCTTGGCCTTGGTTTTAGCTGGGGCCTTTGGTTTCGCTACAGGCTTAGCAGCAGCCTTGGGCCTTTTATTGGGAGCAAACGTATCGCCCACGGGAATCTTCGATGCTTCCGATCCTGCCGGTGGAGCCGCTGTATTGCCCTGTGTCGTGGGGGTAGGGGAAGGTATGGCCTCAGCCGTACCGTCCGTTACAGGCGATCCTGGGCCTTCCTGTGGTGTATTATTGCTGGGTGTTGTGGGTACGTCATTTGCCGGGGCCTGAACAGGGGAAAAGGGCAGGCCATCAGGGCTAATTGGCAAGCCTGAAGCTGCCGCGCCTATTGGGAATGATGGTGCAGGCTGAATAAAGGGGCTTAACTCTCCTTCCAATGCCGCAGAGTTCTCATACCCATCCCCTTGATTGGCGGCTGCCGCCTGCTGTTGACCCTGGGCCGGAGCAGCCGGATCAGCAGTTGCTTGGGCTGGGGCAGGGGGAGCCAACGGGCTTTGGTTCCGGGTCGCGGATGAGCTAGCCATCCCAGCGAATGCCCCGGCTAAGCCACCAATACCACCGCCAGCTATGGAGCCAGCTATAGCACTAGAGCCCACGTTCTCAGATATGGGTCTGCCAGTGGCGAGGTTTCCAAACGCCTCTTCCTGGGCACCTTGCAGCAGCTCTTCAGCCGCCTCAAATCCAGCACCCTTTGCTGCGCCAATAGCAGCATTAGGAGCCTTGCCTAGATTGCCAACCTTACCGGCAAGCAACGTGTCTACGTCAACAGGGCCTTGTAGCTTGGCACCAAGTCGGCCAATACCAGCCGTACCCAAACCAGCAGCAGCTCCATACAGTCTCTCAGGAGTCCACCCAGTAACACCCTGGTCCTGCAAGTCACCAACAATTTGCTGAGTGCTTGCGCCAGCAGCTACCGTACCTTCACCAATAGCAGCTCTAGTTCCTACGCCCATGGTTGGAGCAAGTTTCCCAAGAATGCGAGCTACCCCACTACCGCCAAACAGGTAGGGCAGTGATTCGGCAGTTAAGGAGAGGGCTTGTGATGGGTTCTCAAGAATGAACTGACCCGCTGCACCGCCTTGGTTCTTGATGTTGGCAAGGTGATCAGAGACGGACGCACCTTCCCCAAGCTGGGCTGCGGAGTTAGCTATAGCTTCCTGAAAGGCCTGGTTCTGGCTCTTCTGGTAATCAGACAGTCCCCATTCATTGATGTCCTCAGCAACCTGGCCAAGGCCTTGAGACACGGGGTCTGCGATCCGGTTGAACCCAGGCATGAGTGCGGGCACGGCAGACAGAGCGCCTATCGTGTTCACGGTCCCGCTGAGAAATGATGTGCCTAAGTCAGAGGCGAGCGAACCCCAGCTTCTCTCCTGAGTCTGTGGTAGGTCAGGAGCAGAAAGCAGGGAATCAATGGAAGCTGTTTGGGACTGACGGGAGCTAGGTGCGTTAGGTACTGTAGGCTCTGACCCAAATGACGGGCCATCCAGCAGTGAATCTATCGTACCCTTATTCCCCCAATAAGGATTAGCCATTTAGATGTGTCCTTTTTTTCTTAGTTCTTCGATGACCTGTTCAGGCGTCATGTTTCTCTGCATAGCAGCCCTGTCGATCTCGTAGCCAGGTAAAACCTCCCCGCTCTTCAGTGTTACGTCTGGCGAGCCAAAGTTGAATGTGGTTTCGCCGCTACTGCTAGTTGAGCTTTGAACAGGGTCGATGCCAACAGCACCAAGAGCCGGATCAACGATTCTGGTGTTGAAGCCAGTTGGGTCATTGGAAGTCTTGTTGCTATTCAGAATTGAATGTGTAGCTGCGTCCATTGCCTGCTGCCAGGACATCTGCGGATAGCGCCTGCTGTAAGCTCCTGCAAGATCAGATATCTTTGATTTGTATTCAGGAGTATCTGTGGGATCAGGTGGGGTTCGCAGGTAGTTGGAGTAGTTCTCATTGTTCCTGGCCGCGCTCATGGCTCCGTACATACCGGCATCACCGCCAATGAAGGCATCACCGCCAAGAGCAGCCAAGGCATCAGCAGATTTCCTGCCTAGATCGCGATCTTCGTTTCGCCATGTGGATTCCTGTTCCCACTTAGCGTACTCACGCTCGTTAGCTGCATAGTTGGAATATGTGTCTGCCATACTCTTCGCCAAGGCTGCAACAGCCAGGGGAGTATTGGACGCTTCTTTGACGACGATAGGCATTTCTAGCCACCCCACTTAGTTTTTTGATTGTTCAACTGGTTCCAGTTACCGAATATGTTTGCGCCGGATGTCAGCAAGGAACCAATCGCTGATACCCAGTTACCTGTGTTAGGGGTTGCAAATTCCATGTCTGGTTCTACAGGTCTTCCCGCATCAGACCCCGGACCACTTGGGGGTGAGGGTGGGTTGTACCCAAGTCTGCGTTGACGCAGGCCTCCCATTCTCTCAATGTGCTCTCTGACGCGATCACCGTTGTTACCTATGGTTCCAATGGTCATTGCAGCAAGGTCCTCTTTGGGCCGCAGTCGGGTTACCCCGGTTAGGCCTGCAAGTCCGGTGGAATAATCGTCAACCACCGCATCCTGTTTAGCCATGGCACCTGCCGCAGCTTTCTGGAAGGCATCGCTCATGTGGGCTGCAACTTCTGGTCGCTCTGCCCTAGCCCCTTCTATCGCTTCGCCTTGTTCCGCGATTGCGGCCGCTGTGTTTTCGTCGATTTGGGCTTGCGCTTCTTCGGGGCCAAACTGCGCAACTTGTTCCATAAACTGCCTAGCCAAGTCTTGATCGTGTGCATAAAGTTCATCCTGTGTTGCTCCCTGATCTTTGAGAATTGCGAGCTCCCTTGCTCTTGCAGCCTCCCATTCGGCCATGGCTCTACCATGTGCAGCACGGGCCTGCTCATCCTGAAAGGCCTGAACCGCCATGTTGTATTGATCTTCGGCAGCTTGTGCCTCGGCCATGGTTTTGTCATTAGCCTTACCCTGAAGGTATTGGCCTGCAAACCCAAGACCCTGACCGATCAGGTTGGCTCCAAGGCCCCATTTGTTTGCGTTCTGCCACATATCAATATCCCCAGGGATTAGTGCGCCTGCTCGCCCCACCTATGCCACCAAGCAGGCTTGAGAACTGATTCCCTACGCCTGAGTTAAGGGTGGTCATTGAGGTGCTATTACCTACATTGGAAGATGGGTTGAAGCCGGATCGGTAGTTACCGGAAGAAGCCATCTGCAAGAGTGAGTTTCGTTCGGCGTTGTCCTGCGACTTGAGCCTTCCTGCTGCGTCAGTCGAACCAGACCGAAGGTTGGTAAGTCCCTGCTGATAAAGCTTCTCAAGCTCTGCGTTTGTTTCTGCATCCACAGACCCACCAGTTTGACCAGTGCGAGCCATGGCAAAGGTTGACTGCCTCCTGCCCTCGTCAGCGTTATCGTCAAACATTTTTTTGTTGTGGGCATACAGGTCATCACCGTATTTATCAAACTGCTTAGCACGGTCATCAAATACGGAATTGATGTTGCCCATGTTCTGGTTGACCTGAGCTTGACGCTGCGCCTCAGCCTGTCTTGCGGCTTCTTCTTGTCGTTGCATCTCAGCAAGCATGGCGTTCTGTGAGGATGAGCCACCCCCACCACCACCGCCGCCGGATGATCCACCTTGTCCGGGGAAGCCACGGCCCTCGTTCTGGCCGTATTCATGGTAGTGCATCGCGCCGTATTCTGAGAGTGTTACTCCCTTGCCCGCCCAGTTCTGCTGATAATCCTGCATCAGGTCAGGGTGCATTAAAGCGTATTGCTCGTACATTGGGTCTTGAACGCCCAGTGATCCGTTGTTAGCCATGACTAAATTCCACCTGTAGTAAGTTCATACCGATAAATAAGTGAGTTAATTGATTTAAGTTTCGACGCTTCGCCAGTGATCCTTGTCGAGAGAGCCGGAGCTAGTATTCCCAGGGGTATTGTGGGAACCGTCCTGGTATCTCCTGCGATCTGGAACGTAGCAGTTCTGTCATCGTTGTTGTTGGGGTTCACCGTGTGGTTAATCATCCCTACACCCTCAACGATTGCCTCCATTGACTTGAACATCTTGAACTGTCCTTCCTGGCCAAATGAGTAGAAAGGGGTTTCAAACTCGACGATGAATTCACTACCGTTATCGTCAGTCGTTTCCTCGTCAAGAACGTAGATGTCGCCCTTGTGTCGAACATACAGTCGATCACCAACTGAGGCCATTTGACCAAAGGGTATGGAGAACTTGTACAGTGACCATGCGTTCAGCTTATCCCTTTGAGACTTGGTTAGTACGTATGTGTCATCCCCTACGGTCAGCAGATATTGCCCCTCTCCTGCGTAGTAAACAGAGTCAACCCTGCCCTCGTCTTCCCTTATCCAATGCTTCAGAAGAATGTCGATGGGTGAACCAACGTCACTGCCCTTCATGTTCTTGTACATTGACTGGCCACCAATGGATCGGATACCAACCTCTGACAAGAAGTACAGGTCTTTGTTTGCTGCGGAGATACTTTGGTAGTGACGAGTGCCTATTCCGGCAATCTGTTCTTCTAGCTCGTTTCTGGCAGGGTCAGGATCAACTGCCCAAATCTGTGCGGCGTCCTCATGGAATACAACCAGACGGTTACTGACTACACCAAGGCCAGTACACTCTGAGTTACCTGGGCTGCGGTCACCAGTGGGAAGGAAACCTGCGTCCTTATCCCTTGTCCAAACCGGCTGAGAATCTTCCGGGTCTGCGGTTGCGGAGTAAGAGACTGTGTTACCGTTGCTTGCGTAAATCTTAGACTGTGCAATGGTTACCTTGGATGAGTGTGGGCAAGCAGAGTCGCCTATTGGACTAACGTCACCTGGCTCACCGTCATTGGGTATGTAATAGTGCAGAGACTTCTCATTAGTAAACTTTACAGAAGCGTACAGGCCGTTATTGAAACCACCGGCAAAGTTTACGTAGTAAGGCTGCTCACCGGCTCTTACGTCACCTAACCTCTTGTCAGGGCGATCCATTATCGACAGCTCAGAGGCCAGGCCATCGTCATACCTGATTTTATGGGTATGTATCTCAGTGCCATCATCAAGAACATCTTTACCCTTTGATGTGGTGCTGAAGGTGTGCAACCTGCCATTGTAGGAACACAGACCTATCTCACCTTCACTATCCCCAGCCCGCACCGTGCCGACCTTCTTTAGGCCGGGCCTTCTCTGAATCTGCGCACCTGGTGTAACGTAAGCATTAGTCAAAGTCCTCAACGATTCTGGATTGTCAAGGTTCTTTGGCTTACGGACATCTAAGCCATCAGTGAAGTCATCAAAGGCTTTTACGCGCATTAGTAGGGTTTCGCTGGTCCAAAGTTACCAAGGCCGCCAGTGAGGTACTGACCGTTGGCGTTAGCCTGTTTGATCAGGTCACGCTGACCCATCTGAAACTTCTGCTCTTTCTTCTGCTTAGAGCGTTTATTAAGGTAAGCCATGCCACCACCGATTGCCAAGCCCGCTACAGGTAATGCCCATGCAGGTGCCGCTCCGATAGATGAACCCAGTGCGCTTTTACCAAGTAGGCTGTTGACAGAACCGCCCTGAGAGAACAGGCTAGAGATTGAGTTACCCGGCTTGAACTTGCTTGCAAACTGAGCAATCTTGCTGAGTGAACCTAGTGGGTTACCACCGCCGCCACCTGTAAAGTTGCTGATAAAACTCTGCGCTCCTTGATTCGGCCCTGATCTCACGTTGCCGTAAGGGTTGCTGACTGATCCGGCCCAACCATTGCCCGCCGCATTTGGGCCTCTGGCAATAGCATTCTGGTTTGCCAGTTGGGCGATCATTGAATTTCTACCACCATCGCTCGGCATGATATGACCGGCAGACGCTACTTGCGGCATATTCCATGGCTGATTCATATTGACAGTTTCGTAACCTTTTCGCCATTCCTGACTAGGCCATTCGCCGGGGCCATAGGACTTGCTGATAGGCCCACCCCGTCTGGGGTCTATCGGGTTTAGGTCGCCAAGCACCCCGTAGGTTCCTGCAAAGTCAGGTGTTCTGTGCCACTGTGAGCCACCCATGTAGGCTCCGTAAGGGTTTTGAGGGTATTGCATGGTTAGCGCCTCTTAATCGTCCAGGTTGATACATCTTTGGTTACAGTTTCCTTAACCAACCTGTAGTTACACAGGGGGTCAAGATCAAATTCTTCAGGGCCACCGTATGCCCCTTCAATACCGGACACGCGAGTCCAGCAGCTCTCACCACGGTCAACTTCCATTGCCCAGTGGTTGTTAAAGTCTTCAAGCATATGACCCGGTTTAAGAGCCATATTGCTTCCAAAGGTAAGGGCTACCCAGCCCACAAATTCGATAACTGGCATTATTTTTTATCCTCTTCTGAAATGGATTTGTTATATCTTGGTTTAAAAAAATTCTTTAGGGAGCCGAATGTGCCGCTAATGAAGCCCATCATTTTTCCGTCATCACTAAAGGTCATTCCCCCATTAAGAGTCTCAGTTATTGGTGCAACCATCATCACTTCGTAGTTGTCATCCTGTATGTAGTTGAACTGAGCTTTAAACGGTAGGTTCATTTTTAGTCCGTATGTTGCACTCAGAGTTACCAAGGCAAGCATGAAGACCGCTATCTCATCATCGTACTGGTCTACGAACTTGACCTTCGTATCTTCTTTAAGGCTCTCGCAAATAGTGTTCCCTCTACCATTACCCGTGCCGACAACTCCGGGGTAAGAACAGGCGATATCCCCGTACCTTTTGGCTTCAGCACTTGTCGAGTCAAGACTATATTCACTGACCACAACAGGTTTGCCAAGCGTGAGCGCATACTCAATTTCGGCCCTAAACTCCGATTCAGATTTTGAAAAACCTGTTTGTAAGTAGATAATATCGGCGTTCTGAACATACTTCTCTTTACCTCTCATACCGGGAGTAAGGTGAACACCTATCGGCTTATCCGTCTTCAACCTCATGTTCTGTATGAGTACGTTTACCTCTGGCGCACTCATGTATTCGTCACACTCCAGGCAAGCTACGTAATGTGAAACCTGGTCATCCACATTGTCGATCACATTGTTGTAGTAAGCGATCTTCTCTTTTATAGGTAGCGCATCTAGCTCCGGGCTATCGTCGCTACGCATCCACATGATTGGAGCAAGCCCTGCATCATTTAGCCCCTGCAACCGTTGTCGCCAAGCCGGGGTAACTCCATCTACCAACCCGGTGTATGGGTCACGCGATCCCCATCCGACGATATCAATGTGAGTATCACCGTTGGCTAAAGCAGTCGTGCGAATCCTTTTTCGCCAACTGTCATTCCTATCCTCTGACAAGTAACCAAGCGTACTTAACTCAGCCGTGCCATCTATCAAAAATGAACTTCTGAAATCAGCAATAAGTGGTGCTGTCTGCACCGCAGCGGTTATTACCGCTATCGTGAGCAAAGCCCACAGTGTTCTCCCTAGCATGGTTCTCCCTTTTATGCGTCATCAAACGAAGAAGAAATATCTATTCCGTAATTTGTGTTGGTGATGAGGTTCTGGTTTACCGTAGACATACCGTGAACAGATAAATAGCGCCAGCCGTTTTCGGCTGTATTTATACTGTAAACGAAATACATTCCCAGTGTTTTTCGAAGGCCACTTGTCTCATGGAGATCAATCCACCCGCCTCTCCTAAATCTTTTTCC